TCGAAGCTGGTAGTGGTGAGAAGATGAGGAAGGTTGGCTCGAAAGGCGCACCTACTGCTAAAGCATTTATTCAATCCAAGAAAACAGCAAAGAAGAAATGACACTTAAAAGATGGTATTGGGACGAATGGCCCTACGGAAGATAAATTATGGAAAAGAAAGCGGGTGTATATGAAATTGAAATTGCTGGCTATAAATACTATGGCAGCAGCATCAATATCTACGCTCGTAAACAAAACCACATAACAAAACTACGATCTGGAAAACACCGCAACAAAAGACTTCAAAGATGTTTTGATAAATATGGAGAAGATGCAATGGCATTCAAGATACTTGTCCTTTGCGATGAGGAATCCGTTCTTGATGAAGAGCAAAAATATTTGGATGAAAATATCGGTAACGATAATTGCTTGAACTTTTGTAGAAGCGCATCGGCTCCAATGGCTGGAATTAAATTTTCAGACAACCATAAAAAGAAAATATCAGAATCGCAGGCCAGAAATAAATACATTTTTTATTATGGCTGTGGGAAGATTGAATCGTTTGATAGCTTAAAAATTGCAGGAGATAAATTTGGAGTCAGAAGTTCAATTGTTTCAAGATGGTTTAAAAGAAAAGACCTTGGTAGAAATCACGGAATACTACAATCCAGCAATATCATAAAAGCTGAAAAAATTGGAGATGAGCATATCATTCTCCTTCCTTGGCAATACAAACAAGAGCCATGGCAAATAGCTGGAGCAACAAGCAAAACTAAATACTATAAAGAAAAAAAGAATGAAAACAAAACCCGCAACTGGCAAAGCGTCAGTTAAAATAGTAAAAAATCCAAAGACTGGAAGAACTCGCAAGATTTCTTATGGTCAAAAAGGAGCAAAAGTCGATCCCGGATCAAAGCGTGGCGATTCATATTGTGCTAGATCAGCAAAGATTAAAGGAGACTGGAAGAGTGATCCTAATTCTCCAAATAATTTGTCGCGTAAAAAGTGGAAGTGTCGCGGAAGTAAATCAATGAAATAAAAAATAGTTGACATTGCATTGGTTCTCATTGTAAAAGAAATCAACATATTTTTATGAACGAATACAAACAAACAAAAACAGATGTACTCGCATCTGCGTTACTCAAACTATCTAATGATATTAGATCAGAAGATGGTATAGCAAACGCAGCGATATACGAAGCATCAGATCGCCTCAAACAATACCAAACCATCACCAAGAATTTAATCAAGATAGCCAGTTGGTTGAAGAGTGATTTGATGCTTTGCAGTGATTACACTCCTGCTCGCAGTGGAGTAGCGATTGCAACACTGTCAGCAATTATACAAGAGGTAAATGAATTGTAAGTGCGGTAACAAAACGGCAGTTCTACAAACATTCAATTTAAAGAATGGAATTAAACGTAGAAGGAAATGCAAGTGTGGAGTTCTAACCTACACGCTTGAAAAAGTAATCAGTCACAAAGACCCAACACCAGAAGAAGTAAACAAAATCCAGCAATTTATCGTTAACGATAACAGCCCAGATTGGCTTAAAAGAATAAACAACAAACTATGCGATTCCACATTTTAGGACTTCCACACACAGTTACTAGCAAAGAATTTAACGCCTGTGCTTACACACAGAAGGTTGTTAAGTTCGGGAAGATGATGAAAGAATTAGGGCATGAGATCATTCATTATGGACATGAAGACTCTGACCTAATTTGCAATGAACACGTAACAGTTCTTACCAACGACGATTTCAAAAAAAGCTACGGATCACACGATTGGCGTAAAACTTTCTTTAAATTTAATACGAACGATCACGCTTACCAAACATTCTTTGCTAACGCCATTCGTGAGGTAGGTTTTAGAAAGAAAAAGAATGACTTTATTCTTCCATTTTGGGGAAGCGGAGTCCGCCCAATATGCGATGCGCATCAAAATGATATGATCGTAGTTGAGCCGGGCATAGGTTACGCTGGTGGTCACTGGGCGCGGTGGAAAGTATTTGAGTCATATGCAATATACCATGCCTATTATGGAATGTCTGCTGTTGGTTCATGCAAACAAGACTGGTATGACGTGGTAATTCCAAATTATTTCGACGCTGATGACTTTCATTTTAATGAAAAAAAGGAAGACTATTTCCTGTATTTAGGACGAGTATACTCTGGTAAAGGCGTAGAAGTAGCTATACAGGCCACAGAACGCGCAGGAGTTAAGCTTGTAATCGCTGGTCAAAAGGAGGAAGGATACGAACTTCCTAAGCACGTAGAATACGTTGGCTATGCAGATGTAGAAACAAGGAAGAAGTTAATGTCAAATGCTAAGGCATCGTTTGTTGCATCCATGTATATCGAACCATTCGGAGGCGTACAAGTTGAGAACTTACTATCCGGAACTCCAACGATAACTACAGACTGGGGTAGTTTTACAGAAAATAATCTTCATGGTATTACAGGATTCCGTTGCCGCACGATGGGTGACTTTGTGGATGCTATCCATAACATCGACTTAATCAAGCCAGAGAATTGCAGAAAGTTTGGCGAGAACTTCACATTGGAAAACGTAGGACCAATGTACGACAAGTATTTCAATGACGTTCTGAACGTGTATACAGGCGAAGGTTGGTACGCAAAAGGAAGTGACATTTACTCGTTGTATAAACACTACCCACAAATATGACGTATAATGAAAAAGAACGGATTAGAATTTGTTGAAAACTTATGCCCGGATGACGGCAGGATCGGCTATAAAATGATCGGAAATCTAAAAGAGATCAACGATGCCATAGATCGATTCTGGGAAAGGCGCGGACAAAAGAAGATGACTCTTAGAGAAATTATCCGATCCAGCGCATGGGAGAGGAATAAACGAAAACTCATCAAGATCGAAGACGAAGATATTGACTTCTATGAGTTGTAAATAACAATACCTATGTTCCAAGAAACGCTGCCAATTATAATCATATGGCTAACACTTTTATCCATACTAATAACTGAAAACATAAAAAAATGAAAGCAACAATTGAATTCAATCTACCAGAAGAAGAAAGTGAAATGAGATACGCGCTAGCTGGAGTAGACGCACTCATCGTTATATCCAATATCAGAGCAGAACTTAGATCGGCGTGGAAGCATGATACTGGAAAATTCAAATCATTTTCTTCAGAACAAATAGATATCTTATCTGAATTTATTACTGAACAAGAGAAAGAATATAACCTCCCAGAGTTAATATAATCGACAATCAACCAAAGTTGGTATACTCTATTTCCATGAAAGAGAAAGACCAAATCGGCCACTTTGACGATGATATGGACAAACTTATCTCCAGATACACAGATGAATTTGATCTCTCACTCGCAAGTATGATTGGGGTTCTCATGTGCAAGGTATACGAACTGATAGCAAACTCAGACAATGACGAAGAAGAGGAGTGAAGTAATACAAGACCAGATAGATGAAATAATGGATACCTTTGACTTTGAAAAGGTACACGAAATTATGGACGCATTAAAGTGGACATACTCAGATGCAGAAGGAATCCCGGATGAATCAACCCTTAGGACAACTGCGCGAAAACACCTAAAGGAAGTAGCAAAGAATGGTGGATACTCATCATCTGGAAGATTCACTGCAAACCTACGAGAAGGTGAAGATGATGGGAAACCTTGGGTATCATTACACCTATACTTCGGAGAAGAACTATCATTAGACGGACAATTCTATGAAAAAGAGTGAACTCTGGGCAATCTACACAAGGAGAAACCCATCCTTCGCGGAGGATGGAAACGTAACCCTATCAGCTAGGGGGCTAAAGAAACTCTTCGATACTACATGGGAAATAGCCATGTACGATGGTGAGGAAGAGACGCAGCCAAAAAGAGAGTCCTCAACGTCTCTTCACGACCTAATGTCTATCTTTAACATGAAATGAGCGATACACCAGAGACGGACAAGGAGGAACGCATGGCTTTTTCGCAGGAATACATGGTTCCAACAGACTTCGCCCGGCGATTAGAACGCGAGCGGGACGAGGCTAGAAACATGGTAGAAAAAATAATAGAACAAGGGTTAGCCATGATGGATGAAAACAGATCACTAAAGCGGGAAATAAAGAAACTCAAAAAGTCGAGCAATCACAAATTGTGATACCTTATCACTAATATTGCTATAATTAGTATTTTCTCCCACCAGTTATTATCGTTAAACGATACT